AATGCGCCTTCAGTCTGAGCGCGTAACACGAATCGAAGCGACTAATTGCAAGGCATGGAAATGACCTACCGCACCTACCAACTCCCCAACGGTTCGTTTGTGACCACATCGGTCAATATCCCGCCTGAGTATTCGGCGGTGTTCGACATCACGCCTGAGCAGGCGCATGAGATTGAGCGGGGCTGTGGGCTGTACGTTGAGGATGGTGTGCTGGTAGTCGTGCCGCTTGTTGAGTCTGAACCTGATCCGGTCATCCCGCAGGACGGAGATTTCTAATTGGCTGCGTACACTCACAACACTGGCGGAACGATAAATTTCGACGGCCTTGCTGCGGGTAGCGTCAATGCGACGCTGGATACGCACGTTATCTCAAACAACACGACTTTTGTTGTCCGTACTGATACCTACGCCTGTGCAAACCACACGATTGCTGGCGGATCGTTAGACACGATCTCTTGGTCTGGTACGGGCGGAACGCTGCGCTTTGATCCGACCTATGTCCGAGTCATTGCCTACACGGGTGGTTCGGGTAACTCTCCGGCCTATGGCGCAGCAATCTCTCAAGGAGGCGTGTCTGGTGTGTTCCTTGGCTGCTGGACTAGCTGGCAGTCAGACCCTATCGTAGCAGGCGCTGCCATCGGTGCTACTGGCTACATGAAGATTGGTGGCGTTACTGGTGGCAACTTCGCTGCCGGGGCGCTGACTGGTATTGCCGCCACCTGTTCCGGCGCTGATGTCCAAGGCTGGATTGAGGTCAAGTCGCCTGATACTGCAACGATCACGATGTCCAACATCGCCAAGGTTGAATCAACTGAGGCATGGTTTGAGATTGGCACGACCAACGGCGCACGCAACCAGATCATCCATTGCCCGACCACGGCGACGGTGGCCGGCGTATTCCCCGGCGTCTGGATTGAAACGGCTGCTGGTTCGGGCGTCTATGAGCAGTATCACGGCATGGGGTCAATGGTGGCTCTTTCCACCTTCGCCACGGACTCGCGCAATAAGTGCATCTGGCAGACAACGGGCGGCATCCGTATCGGCAATGACGGCACAAACGGGGTTGGTTATCTCCCGCCAACCGGCTGCAAGGTTCGCATCCCGGCCACGATCCTGACCAACTGCACACGCTCTGCATCCGGCTCTGGCCCTCGCGTCCTGCCCAATGCAACGATTGCCACTCGCCAAGAGTTCATCACGACCAATGCCGGTACGGTTGATCTGAAGACCTGTGTGATTCAGTGGTACATGAACATGGCACAGGCATTCTTGGTCAAGTACAAGTCCTGTGCGATCAACGATTCGATGATTTTCACGGAGATTGCTTCTCCGCTTGATGTGGATGATTGCATCGTCGCGCCGACTCAGGCGCAGCTTAACTTTGCCCTGAACATCACCTCATGTTTCGGTGGCGGCACGATCAAGAACAGCCGGTTCTCTCGGTTCTCTCTCGCGGCTTCTGGTGCGTATGCGGTGCAGACCAACTACGTTACCGGGGTGGCATTCCAGAATAACGTGATTCACTCCCTTGGCTTGGCGACTCGCGGCAACGCCACAACGGGCGCATGGACTTGCACCAAGACCGTGAATTGCGTGTGGGATAACAACTGGACAATCGGTGGCCGGATCATCCATAACCAGTGCATCAATCCCAGCTACATCACAGGCTTCCGCTACTCCGACACCGTGATCAGTACCGCCACGGTTACGACAAACCCGATGGTGCTGGTTGAGTTCTCTCCCGGCACTTCCAGCGTGGTGTTCGACGGTTCAACCTGTCCTGTCTCATTCCCGGTATCAAACCAGCAGCCCTACACAGGATTGTTTGGCGTGACGGGTGCTTTGGGTGTAGAGATCAAGAACATCGGCACCAAGGCATCGCCGCTCGTCTGTAATGCTGGCGGCTCTGCTACGGGCGTGATCGTTCAAGGCGGCGGCAACTCGGCGTCTGTTCGCGCTAAACGCTCTTATGTTACTGGCTTGCGTACTGGCCCTGTCGCTGGCGTCAACTCTGATTCTGATTGGGTTGTCGAGAACTGCAACGTGACCGGCTACGGCGGCACTGGTGTTACTGCGATCCTGAACGCGACGATCAAAGGCTGTCGCTATATCGGCGCAACCACAGGCCAAACCTCGGTCTATGGTACGCACTGGCGCGATGTCTTCACCGCTGCGACGACAGGTTCTATCTGGCTGGAAATGAACGAGCCGACTGCCGCCTCGGCTTCTCAGTGTGCCAAGACTGGCGGGTTCCTCAGTTCAGTTCGACCGGCAACCTGCTGCTTACCAAAGCCGGCGACCAAGTCACTTGGGAAATGCCCTACTACTGCAAAGGCCACACGGCTTTTGCGACTACCGCTGTCGGCGTTACGGGTACAAACGCCACATTTACCAGTGGTTCGACCTACGGAAACCACACGATTGAATTCCAGATTGATCTGAACAACGGCTCTGGATTCAACGGCACATGGCTCGGCCTGAACTCGACCAACCTGCGCACCTTCACCATCAGCCCGTCACTCGGCTTCAAGCTGAAGATCAGAGCCACGACTTTGACTGTCGCGGCAACCAACGTGCTGACGAATATCCGTATCTACACGGAATCGACTGACGCAGCGCAGGACAACTACTACCCGATTTCGGTTAATACGGTGACATTCACCGGCCTGCCAACAGGTTGTGATGCGGTTGTTCTGACGGCTGGCACATCGACCATCCTTGCCCAAGCTGACGCGCTGGCGGGTACATCCTACAGCTACCAGTACGAAGGAACACCGACAATCGACATCGGCTTTATCAAAGGCGGCTATGTGCCTTACTACATCCGCAACCTGGCGCTTACATCATCCGATTCATCACTGCCCGTTAGCTTGACCGTAGATAGGGCTTACGCATAATGGCTAAAAGAAAAATCGACTGCACGCCTGAAGAATGGGATCGCCAAAAGGCAATGAGCCGAGAGCGAAATCGCCGGTATCTTGCAAAGCAAGACCCAGCAGTAAAGGCAAAGCGTGATGCGGCGCACTCTGCGTATCTAAACCGCCTAGCAACCGATCCAGCTTACGCGAAAAAGAGCGAGGCGAGAAAACGTAAAGCCGTTGCGCGCGCCGCAGCTTGGCAGAAAGCAAACCCTGAAAAGGTCAAGCAATCAGCGAAAGCTGGTAGGCAGCAAAACAAAGAGCGAGAGGCCGCTAAAGTTCAGCGCCGGAATGCGGCAAAGATTCAAGCCATTCCATCGTGGGCGAACCACGAAGCAATTAACCGGCACTATGCAAATGCCAGATACCTAACAGAGATCACAGGGCATCAGCACCATGTTGATCACATAATTCCGCTTCGTGGCGAAACGGTGTGTGGGCTTCATGTCGAAAATAATCTACGTGCAATTCCGCACTTCTTAAATACCCGAAAGGGTAACTCTTTGCCGGCAGGAGCTTAATATGGCGAAAATCACAAGCAAGACACAACTCAATGTCGGAACTGAGATCATCATTGATGAACCGGGAAGGACTGTCCGGCTCGTTCAGGCTGGAAACCTTGTGGCAAAAGATGGCGTTACGTTCCAAGCCATTTACTCTAAGTGCGTCGATCTTTGGGCGACAGCTTCGTACCAAGACTCCCCGTTTCCTTTTTATGCGATTGACAATCTTTCGGGCCAGTATCAGGTCGGCACTGATGGCGCAACTTATAGCGGTTGGACATGGTTCGATGACACAACCAGAGAGATGATCCGCGATGCAGGCTGGTCTGAATACTCATCAGCAGGAGTTCTCCAACAGCAGTACGCAGGCTTCATTGGCCTTGGAACCATTACCCCGGCCACCACGGTTCAGCCTTACTACCACCTGGGCGCGACTGACTCGCCGATCAACTTCCCATTCACCGACCAGTTTAATATCGGCGTCCGTGTTTATGGCGATGCCTCGCACGGCAACCTTGATAAGCGCACCTACGCCAAAGCGTTTGTCCGTGAGTACGGCAAGAAATTCAAGTCATCTGTTCTAGCCGATACCGGCGCAACTTCAACCGGCGCAAACAAGGTGAACTTCCTTGTGTCGAATGAGGATGATCTGAAAATCACCACGCTGCTCGGCGCTGTCGCCGCTACGGGTGACGCCGCAATGTCGGGCGCTCCGTACTCTGGCATCACGGTGGCGTACTACACCGCCAACCAGACTCGCGTAATCAACTCGGTGTCGTGCAACTTCAAGATCATCATTGCCGGCAACGGCGCAACGCTTGAGCAGATTTACGCCAAGATTCAATACCTGCTGCGTCAGGGTACGGACATCAACACGGGCGGCACGGCTGGCTCCAAGATCGGCAAGATTCAGTCCGACCTGCTGGCTTTCGTCGGTGATACCCTGGTCACGTCCAACTCTGTATTCATCGACAACATCCAGACCACGGACAGCAACCGCATCGAGTTCTATGATGATGGCGGCACCAAGCGCACCAATCCTTACACCGCAGCCGGCACGCTAAACTTCAACGCTGTTCTGGTTGGGGCTGGCTCTTCCTATCGCCTCATGTACTCGGCCCCGGCTGGTGCAGGTAACGACTACGGTGAAGCTGGCGCAATCACGGTCAAGAACGCAGCCGGAACGGACATCACAGGAACGATCTCCGCCGCGTCCATTGGCTTCGACTTCGACTACGACAACTCAACCGCAGGCGGCACGGCAGGTACTGACAAGGCGGTCACGCTGATCGGCATCCGGCCAGGCGTCAATGGCGGCAAGTTCGCAATGGCCACAGGTACGCTATCCCGCTCAAAGACGATTAGCCTGTCTCTTGTAGCGGAGCAAGATCGAGTTTATGCATAATGGCCATAACATTTGATCCAGCAAATAAGCGGATCATCCTTGACTCAGCCTCAGTCACTGCCACGGAAATCTACTCGCGGTGGGTTGATTGGGCTGCGTCCTCGGATAACGTCAAGTACGGGGAAGTCATTACCCAAGTGGGTTCTGACGACCTCGGCGGCGGCTTATCGATCCCGCCTTACTACTTTCTGCAAATGGGCTGGCGTGTTCGCCCGATGGAGAGCAGCCATAACCTGACGATTACGGGCAACCTGTTCGTTGAAGGCGGTGGCGTTCCTGTTGTCGCTACGCTTGGCACGTATCAGGTTAATGTGAATTACACCGTACCGGTGCAGGCGCAGGGTATTTCTACGAGCGGATCAACCGGCCCGACAGCCGCCGAGATCGCCGCGGCCATCCTCGCCGCAGCCCAGATCACGCCGATCTATTCCGACATCAGGAAGGTGAATGCTGTGACCGTCAAAGGCACTGGTACGACAGGTGACCCGTGGAATCCAGCCTAGCGTGGTTTCAGGCGTGGGGCGACTCCTGGGCATCAAGCTGGGGGCCGCTGCATGAAGTCTATGAGCCGCCTCGTATATCCGGCCCTGATAACGCTGGCCGCGATTACGACTACGAGCAGGAGCGGCACTTTGAGGCGATGCGTGCTGTCGGCCAGAAGCTGTACGCCAAGCCTGAAGTGGTCGAGCCTGCCCAGGTCGTTACGCCTGAAGCGCCTACCGTTGAAGCGCCGCCATCCGTCGAGCCACCTCAGACCATTGCAAGCAACCCAGAGATCGCGCTGCTTCGCACCGAGCTTGACGAGATCCAGCAGTCTGTCACTGCTCTGGCCAACGATGCCATCGCCAAGGCCAAGCGCCAGGCTGATGACGAAGAGGCGTTGATCTTGATTCTGTCTCAGATCTTATAGTCACTGCGTACAAGGACACCCACCCCAATAGCTTTCTTCTATCGTCCGGCCATCGCTGCCTCTGCGTTAAGAGGCATACGGATTTCCAACCGATAGAGGAAACGCAGCAATGACAGTAAAAGATTTTGAGTATTACGCGCAGAACCCGGACGAACTACCGACCGATCCTGCTGCAATCGATGCCCTTCTGACCGGCGATCAGCCACAAGAAGAGCCTGCAGCGGAACCGGAGCAACCGACCGAAGAGGGTGTAACAGAGGCTCCACCCAGCCTGGAAACGGAAGCAAGTGCGGAAGAGACACCGGCACCGATTGAAAGCAAGGATGGGAAGCACTCCATACCTTACGCAGTCCTGCAATCCGAGCGCGAGAAACGCCGGGCGGCAGAGCAGGTGCAGCAAGAACTGATGCAGCGTATTGCTGAGATCGAAAGCAAATTGGCCTCTTCTGGCCAGGGCGCTCCGGTCGAAAGCAGTGCAGTCGCCGAGTTGTTGTCAGATGAGTCGATCAGCGAAATGGTAGTGGATTTCCCATCCATCAAGCCAATGATCGATTACACGAAACAGCTTGAAGGCAAGCTTGCCCAGTTTGAGCAGCGTTTTGCGGAAGTCGAGCAGATTGAAATGTCTCGGCAACAGGCTCAAGCAGTTAAGCAACAGGCAGAAGTTCGCCAGGAAATAGATGCTAATCCCACCCTCCGCTATTGGGAAACCAAAGACCCGGAGAAATGGCAGGCGGCACTAGAGGCGGACAACCAGTTGCGTAGCTTGCCAGCAATCGAACGACTGTCATTAGGCGAAAGATTTTCAAAGGTTGTTTCTGTGGTGGAAGCGATTTATGGCGCAACGGAGTTGCCGCCTGAGTTCGCGCCGCGACAGGAGCCGCCGAAAGACTTAAGCGCCAAGGTGAAGAAGGCGGTTGAATCTGCAGAGACGTTCAAGCCGAAGACTATTGGGGATATGCCAGGTGGCACTGTCTCTTCTAGCGATCCGATTGAAGCGATGTTCGACCAGACTCCAGCGAAGTTGGCTGCGATGATGAGCCGAATGACTCCAGACCAGATTACCGAACTTCTTGCCAAGGCAGGCTAACCCTACTGACAAGGATTTTCGATCATGGCTTCTACTGGTGGTTTCGCTACTTCTGTAGCAGCAGGCTCCGCGCTTGCACGTAAGCTTTATTCCGTTGCCCTTTTTGCTCAAACGCAAAAGGCTCCGGGTTTCTCCCGCGCTCTGACCGGCCCGGCTCCTTCTACTGGCGACGCTCTCAACAAGCTGCGCGGCCAGTCGTCGTCCGACATGCCGATTGTTCGCGTAACCGACCTCTCCAAGACTGCCGGCGACAAGATCTCCGTCGATATGTTTGGTGTTCTGACCGGCTCCCCGAAGATGGGCGATGCCGATGCAGAGGGTTCTGGCTCCGCTCTGAGTTCTTCGACTCAGGAAATCGCCATCGACCTGACCACCAAAGTTGTTGACGTTGGTGGCAAGATGTCTGCACAGCGTACCGTGCATGACCTGCGCAACATCGCTATGGCCAACCTGACCAGCTACTTTGCTCGTCTCGATGACCAGGCTTCGTTGGTTCATCTGGCCGGCGCACGCGGTACTGAAGTCAATGCTGACTGGGTTCTCCCGCTGGCAGCTGACGTTGCCGTTCCGACCCTGGCTACCATCCTGACCAACACGGTCAAGTGTCCGACTCGCAACCGTCACTTCACGGTATCGACCACGACCCTGGCAACTGGTGGTGACCGCGTCGTTTCCGGTATCGCAACGACTGACGTTCTGAAGCTCGGCCACATCGATGAACTGCGCACCCGCATGGACGAGATGGCATTCCCGCTGCAGTGCGTCAAGATCGCTGATGACCCGGCTGCTGCTGATGAGCCGATGTGGGTGATGTATGTTTCGCCGCGCCAGTATGCCCAGCTGCTTGCTGAGACTACCGCTGCCGGCAACATCCGCTCCTTCCAGCAGAACGCATGGAACCGCGCCTCTTACGGCTCCAAGCATCCGCTGTTCAAGGGCGAAGTCGGCATGTGGAACGGCATCCTGGTCAAGAAACTGACCCGCGCTGTCCGCTTTGCTTCTGGCCACACCACCTACAGCTACGTGACCAATGCCAACAAGGCAACGGAAACCGAAACCTCGGCAGCAGTTGCAGCCGCCATTACTTCAGGCTTCGCAGTTGATCGCGCAATCCTGTTGGGCGCTCAGGCTATGGGTAATGTCTACGGCAAGAACAAGTCGTCTGACTATCACTTCAGCTGGCTTGAGAACCCATACAACTTCGACCGCGCACTTGAGGTGGCCGGTGATGTGATGGGCGGTAAGGCAAAACTCCGCTTCCAGTTGTCTGGTGATGATCCGACTGACAATGGTGTTATCGCCATTGACTCTGTTGTTCCGGTTTAATCAACCGTAGCTGAGTAAAGAGACAGGGGCCACAAGCCCCTGTTTTCTATTGTGGCAACCACACCCACAAAAAGTTGTAGCGAGTAAAAAGTGGTATCTACAAACGGGAGTTGAAATGTCTGAAGAACAAGATCCGCTTGCGTCTGCTGTTGCGCTTGAGCTTGCCTCAAAATTCTGGAGCGAAGCCATCGCTGGCGGCGCTATCACTCAGGAAGAAGCAAAGGCATTGATCCCTGTGTGCCTTATCACACCACCCGAAATGGATGTTGCTGAATACATGTCTTCTCTGGTTGGGCCACTTGATCGCGTTCTGAAGTTTGCTGAAGGGCAACCCAATGTCTGATCTAGTCAAAATCAAATATGTCGGCCAGGAAGAATCTTGGTCTGACCACTTGTACAACTCTGGCGCAACCTGGACTCAGGGCGGCGTTGTCGCTGTGCCGAAAGAAGCTGCTGACTACCTGCTGCGGCATCCTGAGTTTGAGGAAGCCCCAAACGCACGGAAGTTCGACCAGGTCGAGCCAGTTGAAAAAGAAGTGGTTGTCGAAGAGCCGCCGATGGTGAATCTTGAAGCGATGACCAAGGATCAACTGAGCCAGTACGCGCACCGCAACTTTGGTGTTGTTATGCCGAAGAAAGAAACTGCTGAATCGATGCGCAATGCTATCCGTCTTCAGATGGGAAAGAAGGTCGTCTAAATGCTAGTCTCAGAATACCTGTCTCGCGTCATGCCTAACGTCATGGGGTGTCCTATCCCAATTGCAGAGCAGGCTATTCTTGACTCTGCTGACGAGCTTTGCCGGGAGTCTCGCATACTGCGTGAGACGATTCAGATCGACTTGATCCCAGGCCAGGCAGATTATGCGCTGACCCCGGCAACCGTTGGTGCGTTCTCTGTAGAGGCTTTGTTCGCCAGGATCGGAACCAAAGATCCTCTTGAGCCAATCACCCCGGATCTCGCCAACGGCCTGGCGGATCTTGCGACAGACCCAGTCTATATCGAGCAGGTTGATAGTGAAACGCTTCGCCTTCACCCCGCGCCTCGCACCGCAGAGACGATGACAGTAACGCTTGTGCTGTCGGTTGAATCAACATCTACAACCGTTCCATCAATTCTTGACAGGTGGCGCGATGGCGTTGTTGCCGGGGCATTGGCCAGGCTGTTTGTGATCAATGGTCAGCCGTGGTCGAACCCACAGATGGCGGCAGCAAAGCGCCAGGTTTTTGACTCAGCACTCAACGGAGCAACCGCCCAGGCCACGCTTGGCAACATGAAGGCGCAACTGCGCGTGCAAGCACACCCATAAACCGCATGGCTAGGTATCGTTCGGCCATATTGTTTATGGCTGTTCGACATGACCACAACCGTCGCCTCAATCCTCGCAACCGCATCACAGCTAGCCAACGACACGGATAACGTCACTTGGACGCAACCTGAGCTAGTCGGGTATTTCAACGAGGGGCAACTGGCTTTGGTCAAGATCAAGCCTGACGCCTACGCCAAGACCGCAACGGTTGCGCTGATTGCCGGCGCGAAGCAAACCAATCCGGCTGACTGTATCGAAATCATTGAGCTACGCCGCAACACCAATGGCGCAGCGATTACGCCATGTGACCGCTCGGCGCTTGACCTGTTTAACCCGAACTGGATGACAACCCAAACGGAAACAACCGTCATCCACTACATGGACGATCCGCAGCCTGACACGTTCTACGTCTATCCGGCATTGAGTGGCGCTGGTTCTGTGCAGATGACCTACAGGGCTGTTCCGCCGACTGTTGCCTACGGCGACAACATGGGCGTGCGCGATGTTTATAAGGACAACATGGTGAATTACCTGTTGTACCGGATGTATTCAAAAGACTTTGAAGGTGGCGATGCCCAACGCGCAGCGGCCTACCTTGGATTATTTAAGGGGTAAGCTATGTCTTGGTATCGTACTGGATCAATCGGCGTCACCAACGGCTCTACTGCTGTTACTGGCGCAGGCACTGCATGGATTACCAACGCAGGTATTGGCGAGGCGCTACTAGCTCCTGACGGCAAGCTGTACGAAATCGCCAACATCGGATCAGATACCACGATCACACTTGGCTCAACCTACCTTGGCGCGACGCAGACAGGGCAGGCATACGTCATTGTTCCATCTCAGTCGTACATCCGTGATCTGGCAGCGCAAGCGGCTGAACTGGTCAATAACTACTCGACCTTCTACAACACGATTGGTCAGGGCAAATTCCCTGACGGTACGGTATCTGCTCCCTCCGTCACGTTCTCGGCTGACATCAATACTGGCTTCTACCGCTCTGCTGCGGATGAAGTAACGCTCGTTGCTAACGGTGTTGCGATTGCCAAATGGGGAACAACTGGCTTCACGATCCTGAACAGCGCGTCAGTCAACATCGACGGCGGCACAATCGACGGCACGGTGATCGGTGGTACGACGAAGGCTGCGGGTAGCTTTACTGCGCTGAGTGCTAGTGGATTAGCC